CTCCCCCGCCTCACCACCGTCCCCTATTCCGCCTCCGCCAGCTACGCCCCCGGCGACCTCGTTTTCTTTTCCACCACCGGCGACTGCTACTCCGCCCGCCAAACCACCACCGGCAACGCCCCCACCTCTGCCGAGCACTGGCGCCGCCAACGCATCCCCCACTTCCTCGCCGAATTCCTCAAAGTCCGCGCCCACGCCGAGACCCTCTTCGAAGACGGCCAGTCCGACAAAGGCAGCCTCGCCCTCGCCCGCGGCGAAAAAATCCTCCTCGATAAAATGGACCAAGCCTGGCTCCGCAAAGGCGAGATCCGCCGCTACTCCGCGCAGTTCCAATAACCCCCCTTGACACCCCACCCGATAATAAAAGTAACCCCATGAGCAACCCCACCGTCCAAATCGCCGCCCGCTCCAGTGCAGGCATCGTCCAGCCCGTCCAAGCCACTCCCGACGGCGCTCTCCGCGTCACCACCGGCTTCGCGCTCCCCCTCTACGACGAATTTGAAATCACCCGCGTCGGCTCCACCAACAACACCGACTACACCGAATACCGCCTCAGCGGCACCGCCGTCGCCCGCATCCGGTTCCAGTATTTCGGCGCGAATCCCCCCACTACCGACAACGCCGCCATCCGCCGCTCCTTCATTCAATTTCCCCCCTTCGCGTAATGTCCCAAATCGCCTTCGACCCCCTCACCGGCAGCCTCATCAGCACCACCGCCCAGGTCGCCCAGCTCGACTCCAGCGGCCAGATCACTGGTGCCGTCATCCCCGCCGATTTCGACGATGTCCAGGCATTCCCCAGCGTCGCCGACTTCCCCAACCCCGGCACCGTCGCCCGCATCTACTTCCCCGCCGATTCCAACATCCCCCACCGCTGGGACCCAGACACCCTTTCCTACGAACCCATCTCCGCCTCAACAGACGGCGGTGAGTTTTAGGACTAACCCGCAGTAACAACCCAAACACCCCCCAAAACACCATGCCCAATACCCTTCGCATCAAACGCCGCCTGACCGGTTCAGCCGGTGCCCCGTCCAGCCTCGCCGTCGGCGAACTCGCCTACAACAAGGTTGACGACAAACTCTACATCGGACTCGACTCCGGCATCATCACGCTCGCCGGTGAAGGCCACTTCGCCACGAACGCCGACCTCTCCTCGGAAGTCAGCACGCTGAACAGCAGCATCAGCTCGGAAACCTCCCGCGCCACCGCAGCGGAAGCCGCCCTCGGCACCCGCATTGACAATGTCCTCAGCAATGTTGACGGCACAGCCCTCAATTCGCTGTCGGAAGTTGTCACCGCCTTCCAGGCCGCAGACTCCAACCTCAACGGAGCCATCACCACCCTCGCCAACAGCGCCTCCAGCAACCTCAGCAGCGCCGTCTCCGCGCTCGAAGCCGCCGACAGCGCCCTCGACAGCCGCCTCGACACCGCAGAGTCCGACATCAACGCCCTCGAAACCCGCGCCACCAGCATCGAAGGAGCCGCCTCCACCCTCGCAGGCCGCGTCACCACAGCCGAAGGCGACATCGACGCCCTTGAGACCCGTGCAGGCACCATTGAGAGCGCCGCCACGGCCCTCACCACCCGCGTCTCCACAGCCGAGTCCGACATCAACGCCATCGAGTCCGCCGCCACAGCCCTGACCACCCGCGTCAGCACAGCCGAGAGCGACATCGACACCCTCGAGACCCGCGCAGGCACCATCGAATCCGCAGCCACAGCTCTCACCTCCCGCGTCACCGCGCTCGAGACCGAGATCGACGGCGGCACCTTCTGATCGCCCCCCATCCCCCTCAAAGCGGCAGCGCGGTCCCAACCCGCGCCGCCGCCCAGGGCCGCCCCACTTAAAACTTAATTCTTAAAACTTAAAACTTCTCCATGGTCCTCAAGGTCAAACGCACCACGGTCGCAGGCCGCATCCCCGCCGCGAACCAAGTCGCCACCGGCGAACTCGCCTTGAACCTCGCCGACCGCCGCCTCTACAGCAAAGACCACACCGGCGAAGTCTTCCCCCTCGTCTCCGGCCCCGGAGCCGCCATTTTCCTCCACGCCGCAGACGGCACCACCCTCTACCTCGGCCGCCTCTCCTGGACCGACTACCCCGCCTCCGGCCCCGCCGAAGACGCCGAAGAGTGGACCATCTACAAAATCGCCACCAACTCCGCAGGCGATGTCACCGCCGAAACCAGCGCCACCGGCGCGTGGTCCAACAAAACCAATCTCCAATTTTCTTAAACCAAAAAACCAAACGCCATGATCGCTACCAACCCTATCGAAATCGCAGGAGTCCAATACCCGAAATATTCTTTAGACCTCTCCATATCGGGCCGATACTTAGCCGACGGTTCCAGCGATGCATCCATCGCAGCCCGTTTCATCCCTACTCGATTAGTCGAAGACGGCGAGCCAGAGCAGGCTCAAGAGCAGTCCGTCAACATTGCCCTCGGTAGCCTCTCCGGCTCCGACGAACCCACACTCACTGCCGTCGCTGAGATCAGCGCGGCACTCCAAAAATTCATCACCTCGAAAGGACTCTAAGTCATGGCACTCATTCTATCTGCTGCGAGCGGCAATTTTAACGCAGGCGCAACATGGGTGGGCGGCGTCGTGCCAACCATTGGCGACGAAGCCCAAGCGGCAAACGGCCACACCGTCACCATTACCGCCAACACAACCTGCGACATGGTTAGCAATGCAGGCACAGGCAAATTCGTCATAAATAGCGGCGTCACTCTTACTGCAAATGTGCAACACAAGGGGTCAACAAACGGCACGGGCTGCGTTGAGTATTCTGGAACAGGAGCCAGCCCACGGATCGTTGGTAACTTGACTGGTGGCACAGCCTATTTCCGCGCTGCTGTCTTAAATGCCGGTTCTGGCTCGATTGAAATCCAAGGAAATTGTGTTGGGGGAGCTGACGCTCCAGCTGTGTTGAACAACCCCAGCACAGGCTCTGGGACAATTACTATTTCGGGAAATTTGACCGGGGGGGCATCAGGAAATGGGCATGCTGTGTTGAATAATCTAAACGGCTCGATTATTGTCACATCCGGCAATGTCATTGGCGGTGCTGTCTCAGCGATTAACAATTTTGCAGGCGGCTCTGTCACGGTAAATGGCAATGTCACTGGAGGCACAGCAGCAGGCTCTGCGGGCGTGCGAAACTCATCGGCCGCGACAGCCGTCACCATCACCGGAACATGCACCGGAGGAACAAATGCCACGGCCAGCGGCATCATCAATGTCTTAACCGGAAGCGTCACGCTGAACGGAAGCTCTATCGGCGGCACTGGAACAAGTGCAGGGCCGGGAGTTCAAAACTCCTCAACCGGAAATGTGTTTGTAACCCGCGCAGTCGGGAATGGCTTTGGCCCCGGCTCGACCGGCATCAGCGCGGCGGTCGGCGTGGCCAACGCTGGCCTCGGCATTGTTGAAATTGAAGCTCTCGAATACGGCACACGCGGCCAATCGCCAACAAGCGGCACAGGCATCCGTCTCAAAAAGCTGGGCAGCAATGTCGCCGTCTTCAACTACTGCGACACCGCAGGCGCAAAGACTCTCATCGACGCCACTGCCAACGCCTCCATGCCCGCCGCCAGCAATGTCCGCGACGGCGTGAGCTACGCCAGCGGCGCACTCACCGGAACCTGCAAAGTCCCAGCCGCCGGATCAGTCGCCCTCGGCGTCCCCGTGGATGCCACCACAGGCACCGCAGTCCTCACGCCCGCCGCCATCCGATCCGAGCTTTCCGTTGAATTGGGCCGCATCGACGCCGCCATAAGTTCCCGCCTCGCCCCATCCGGCACGCTCGCCACCGTCACCAACCTCACCAACGCCCCCGCCAGCGTCACGCCAGCCGACATCTGGTCGCACGCCACCCGCACCATCACCGGCGGCACGGTAGACACCCTCACCAACGCCCCCAGCGTCCCCAGCGCCAGCACCATCGCCAGCCAGGTCCGCACCGAGCTATCCACCGAACTCGGCCGCCTCGACGCCACCGTCTCCAGCCGCCTCGCCTCCGCCAGCTACACCGCCCCGGCAAATAGCGACATCACCGCCATCAAAGCCAAAACCGACGCCCTCCCCAGCGACCCCGCCGACCAAAGCCTCCTCGAAGCCGCCATCGCCGGAGTCACCGCCCCCTCCGCCAGCACGGTGGCATCCGCAGTGCGTTCCGAGCTATCGAGCGAACTCGCCAAAGTCTCCGCCCTCAACACCGACCGCCTCGCCCAGTGCAGCACCGTCGCCACCACCGGCTCCCAACTCGCCGCCGCCCTCAGCTAACGCCATGCCCGACCACCTCGCCACCTTCAAAACCGCCCTCACCGGCCTCCTCGGCGCAGCCGCCGGGGTAGGCGGCGCGGTCGTCAGCACCCTCCCCGCCCTCGAAAGCGGCCTCCGAGTCGCCAGCGCCGGAGTCGGCCTCCTCGCCGCCCTCCTCGCCCTCCTCAAAGTCTGGCGCGACCTCAAAAAATGAAACCCCTCGCCGCCCTCGCCCTCCTCACGCTCCTCCCCGGCTGCGTCACAGTCCCCATCCCCCCCTGGGGCGAGCACCGCGGCAACCTCGGCGACCTCAAAGTCAGCGTCCGCGTCA